ATTTACAGTAAGTATGACTGGAAGTTAACCATCAAAGCTGTACCTGACAGCGGACACTTGTACCTAGACCTGCCTGCTGAGGACATGGAAGAACTGCGGGCTTCGTTAGAAGTAGAGAACCAAGAGAAGACTAAGCATGCGATGGACGCTGCGTGGCACAGAATGCACAAGATGTTAGTAGGTATGAGTGAGAAGCTGACCGAGACAGACGACGATAAGCAGAAGAGATTCTACGATAGCTTCGTCAGTAATCCGAAAGACCTATGTGACATTCTTGCGCATCTTAATATTACCAACGATCCAGAATTGGAGCGAGCTAGGGTTATGTTAGAACGTGCAATAACAGGCGCTGACATTGATGTGATAAAAGAATCACCCGCTATCCGTGAGGATATGAAGACTAAGGTTGATTCCATTCTTAAACAATTCGATTGGTAGGAGGCAGACATGCAAAACGTATATATGTACCACGACAAGCAAGTCTTTGGCGTTGCAGCAGCAGACCAACTGACACACGAGCTACTCTATAATTTTATAGACCGTGTAGCACATGCTTTCCCTAAACTAACCTTTAGAGTGTGGAACGCCAGAAGGGTAGATGTATTTGATGTGTACGAGCACCAAGTGGGCACAGTCGAGATAGATTTTATAGGTGAATATAATCGGATGGTGTTGGTGCTACGGTCTTCTCGTATGACAGACAAACGCAATAGGAAAGCTAAGACCGCTGACCTAAGCAAAGCAGTAAAGATGTTTGCAAAATACTTTAAGTCAAACACAGACGAAGAGTTAATGGAGTCCTACGCTAGCAAGTTGCGTAACGTGGCGGGACATGCTTACAACCAGACGCTAGAAAGATTGCGCGGTGCAATGGATGAACCTCTGTATAACTTCTTCCAAACAGCTACCCAGGAGAAACGTCAGGAACTTTACTCCCTGCTCGCTCTACCAGAAGATAAGCTAAGCGCAATAGAAGCTGAAGCATTGCAGTACTTCGATCATTGTACCTTGTTAAATATGTCTGAATGCGCTGTGCTATTAAAAACCCCAACAGGGTATTTGGTTAAGCGTTCCACTCCAGAAGGTATTGTCGATGCCCCTGTTGAACGAGTCGAAGAAGTTCCCCCTGAGTATAGAGCACAGATAGGACTGCTGAAGTTAGCTTCACACAGAGAGTTTATACCCAACGTAGGGATTAAGTTAGCTAAATCAATGGTGCCTATAGAAAGTTACTTATGTGTAAACCGCCAACCAGTTTAGTTTAAACTAAACTCCTCCCCCCAAAGCCTCGCCTCGTGCGGGGCTTTTTTTCGCCCCGAAAAAAGTGTTGACACTGTAAACCCTCTACGCCATAATACCTTCCATGGCTACTACACCCGAAAAGAAAGTCAAAGATAAAGTCGTGAAGATTCTTAAGTCTCACGGCATCTATTATTTTTTCCCCACTACATTTGGCATGGGACGCAGCGGCGTGCCAGATATTATCTGTTGCTTCAACGGTAGCTTTCTCGCTATCGAATGCAAAGCAGGTAAGAACAAAACTACTGCGCTACAGGACATGGAGATAGCTGCTATCCGCAAAGCGGGAGGCACTGCCTTTGTTATAAACGAAAACAATCTACACGAGCTTGAGGCTCACATAAATGAAAATAATAACTCTGGACTTTGAGACCTACTACGACCGAGCTTACAGCCTGTCTAAACTCACGACTGAGGAATACATACGGGACGAACAGTTCGAAGTCATCGGAGTTTCCGTTCAGATTGATGATAGTAGTAGTAGTTCTAGCACATGGTTCTCGGGAACTGAAAAAGAAACGCGGGAATTTTTAGAGCAGTTTGATTGGGAAAACTCTTTAACTGTTGCGCACAACGCTATGTTTGATATGGCTATTCTGAGTTGGCGTTTTGACATAAAGCCTGCTCGGATTGCGGACACGCTGTCAATGGCTCGGGCAATACACGGCACTCAAGTAGGTGGTAGCCTGAAGGCACTCACTGAGTATTACGGCATCGGCAAGAAAGGCACAGAGGTTCTCAATGCTTTGGGTAAACGCCGTGTGGACTTTACAGAAGAGGAGCTAGGTGCGTACGCAGGGTATTGTAAGAACGATACGGCTATCACTTATAAGCTGTTCAAGTGCCTGATGGCTGAGGGGTTTCCCGTGGAGGAACTCAAGCTGATTGATCTGACCTTAAGAATGTTTACTGAGCCGGTGTTAGAAGTAGGCTCTTTCTTATTGGAGAGTCACCTAGAAGAACTCAAGGAAAAGAAGGCAGAGTGGTTAGGTAAGGCTAAGGTAACCCGCGAACAGATAATGAGTAACCCGCAGTTCGCCGAGCTGCTCAAAGAGCAAGGTGTGGTTCCCCCCACTAAGGTCAGTCTTACCACAGGTAAGGAGACGCTAGCCTTTGCCAAGACAGACGAGGCGTTCCAAGCACTTAAAGAGCACGAGAATCCCATAGTTCAGATACTTGTGAGTGCACGTCTAGGGGTAAAGTCCACAATCGAGGAAACCCGGACAGAGCGGTTTATCAACATCGGTAATCGAGGCACGCTCCCGATACCTTTACGTTACTACGCTGCTCACACAGGCAGGTGGGGAGGCGACGACAAGATAAACATGCAGAACCTGCCCCGAGGCTCGATACTCAAGAACGCTATGCTAGCCCCACACGGCTATGTGTTTTTAGATTGCGACTCCTCACAAATTGAAGCAAGAACCTTGGCATGGCTCGCAGAACAAGATAATCTGGTGGGTACGTTTGCCCGAGGTGAGGATGTGTACAAGGTTATGGCTTCCTCTATATACGGTAAGCCAGAGGACGAGATCAACAAGGACGAGCGGTTCATCGGTAAGACTACGATCTTGGGGTGTGGCTATGGCATGGGGGCTGCGAAGTTCCAAGCCCAACTGAAGTCTATGGGGGTAGAGCTTGCCCAAGACGAGTGTGAAAGGATTATACGCATATACAGAGGGGCTAACCCTGCTATCACACGGCTATGGCAAACTTGCAACGATGCACTCACCGCTATGGTAAGAGATCAAACCGTAACACTAGGTAGAGGGGGCCTGCTCAAGGTGGAAGGCAAACGGGGTATAAGACTGCCAAACGGTCTGTATATACAGTACCCCAACCTGCGTCAGCGTGTAGATGAGGAGACTGGTAGGCAGGAGCTGGTGTACGACACCAAGAAGGGCAGGGCAGTTATCCCCAACCGTATTTATGGAGGGAAGGTGGTAGAGAACCTATGCCAAGCCCTTGCTAGACTCATAATTGGGCATCACTTGCTGTTGATAAATAAGAAACTCAAGGTAGTCATGACCGTGCACGATGCGGTAGGCTGTATAGCCCCCGAACAAGAAGCTGAAGAAGCAATGCAGTACATATATAAGTGTATGAAGCAGACGCCAGAATGGGCAGAAGGCTTACCCTTGGATTGTGAGGGTGGGTTTGGCGCTTCGTACGGAGAATGTTAGTGAAGTGGGGATACCCCAGCGGGCGGTGGGTAGGTTTGTTCATAGCCAGAAACACCCGCAGTGTGCAAAGAGAGAATAAAGACCATAAGCGTCCCTCCGCATCTTGTGTACACCGGCTAGCCCACGCTACGGGCCTTTAATTTAATAAGGAGAAGAATTATGGATTCAACAGTGCAAGAGTGGAACGTAGATTACGTAGGGTTTGGTGGCTTAGAAGATTGGCTAAATGAAGCAAACGAAGACGGGTGGGTGTTACATACTTTAGAGCGATCTGGAGAAACTCGGGAGGGAGATTACCGGTTTTTTGTGGTTATGTATAAACCCACAAACGCTAAGCAAAGAGCCGCACAAAAATGGGCATTAACAGTGGGCACGACTGGAGGACACGCGAATGAATGACAAAGACCCAGTGATCGTGGACTTAAATAGGTACCTGACTACGCTAGAAGAAGGTTACGAAGACCCGTACGACAAAGAGCGAGCGCGTCAAGAGTATCTAGCAGACCAAGAAGACTCGATAGATGACGACTATTGATTCTTTAAACGCCTACATACAGGCTAAGAACTCAAGCACGGATACGTTGCTTGCCAAAGGAGATGGGTATTTCTACTTCACAGAAGGCGAGGGCGAGATACTCATCGACTGTTTAACCCGATGCACCTACAAGCAGTGGTGCGAAATGATAGACCAATATATAGAATGTGACTTTTAAGGAGATAAAGTAATGGCAACTCGAAACAAAAAAGCAAAGATAAGCAATGTAAACGATCTACGTAACAATTTATCTGACGTTTTTGAAGCGTTACGTAACGGTGATATAGCGCACAAAGAAGCTAAAGAAATTTCTAACTTGGCGGGAAAGATGATTAACTCCGCTAAGGTGCAGCTCGATTACCACGGTCTTCGTAAGGACGAAGATTTTAAGATAGATTTCTTACACTCCGAGGATAAATAGTTGTGGAGGTAAGGAAGTGTTGCGGGTGCGGTAAAACGCACCCTCTTACCAAAGAGTTTTTTAGTAGTGCCAAAAGGCACGGTGTTGTTGGGTATGCGTACAAGTGTAAAGCATGTGTTCGGGAGGCGTACCAAGAAAATAAACTTAGCGAAAACATCCGTAGAAGGCGTTGGTATGCGGAGAACAGAGAAAAAATAAGCCTGCGCCGCAAGTGGGAGAATCTAACGCCCGAAAAACTAGCCACAGTTAAAGCGCAATCCCGTGCCAGTTATCGGAGAAACGCGGAAAAAGCTAGAGCTGCTACTAGCAAGTGGAGAGAAAAGAACCCAGAAAAAGTTAAACAAATGCGCGCTAAATACGAAGGCACTGAAAAAGATTTAGCTCGACGCAAACATAGAAGAAAAACGCTAACTGATTCTTATGTAAGAGAACAAATTGTTAGGCGTAGCTCACGCAAAATAGATATACCCGCAGAACTTATTGAGGCTAAAAGACTTCAGTTGTTAATAGCCCGCAAAATAAAGGAAAACAAATGACTACTAGAGCAGAGGTACTGAAAACCATAGAAAAGATTGAGTTAGACCTTGCCGCAACGTTGAAGCGCCCCACGGTTATGCAACGGCTAAGATTCTTTTTGTCCCATAAGACAATATCCTCGTGGCGAAAGAACTCTATTAAGATAAAAACAGAACGCAAAGCGAAGGTTAAAAAGCTGCGAACCAGAAAAGAAAACCTGTTAAAAGCCCTGAGCATTTGGTTAGATGCAGGGGATATTATCGGCAAGTACGAAACTAAAAGGGAAACACATGAGTGGTAAAGGTAGCAGACGTAGACCCTTACTTATCCCTGCTAAAGACTTCGGGGAGAACTGGGCAAAAATCTTTGAGAAACCAAAACAGACGGAGAAAGAGAATGATAACAGCACAAATGGCGAAGCCAACCGACCCACTGCCGAAGGAGACAGCCCTACAGAAACAGACGGGCGGGACGCATTATAAGAACATGGCTATCCAACCTGCCGAGTATGCAGAGAAGAACGGCTTGTCTCTGCTAGAAGGTAATGTAGTAAAGTACATAACTAGGTGGAAGTTGAAGGGGCAACCCTTAGCGGACTTGGAGAAAGCTAAACATTGCATCGACCTACTGATTGAGATACATAACGTCAAATGAAAATAACAATAGAAGTAGATGGTACTGATGCCGAAGAGATTATGGCTATGCTACAACGTGCAAGCGAAGCGGTGGAAAAGCTAGAGGCCATACTTCAGGAGTTTGAAGATGCTGATAAAGTGTAATGCCGCAGACCATCTGTATTTGATTGACGACGACCCTGTGCGGTATGAGTTATTTGAGGACAACAGTGTGCGGTTTGAAGCCCCGTTCCATGTGTACGCAGAAGTTAATGACGAGACTGGGGAGATAGCCGCAGTTGTCTGCACAATCATCTGTAAGTTTGTGCCGCAAGATGAGTACCAATTAAAACTTATTGGTATGGGGAAGCTTGAACAGATTGAAGAAGAACTGAAAGAACGTGAAGAACTACACGGGGAATTAGGCACAGTACTATGCCCTTATTCTATATGGTCGTACCAGAAAGGACACGGCAGGAAGTTAATCAACAACCTATTAGAAGCGGCACCTATAATGCACCCAGAGATAGACGCGATAATAACTATGTCGCCACATACGGATACAGCATTGCGGTTTCACATGCGCAACGGAGCAGCAATATTTTCCACTAACACTAAATGTGTTAACTATGAATATGAGGTAGAAGATGTCTTACTCCACTGAAACACTTGAGGGTAGCTTATCCATGCCAGAGAAATGCGAGTGCAACAAAGCTTCGCCGTCAAAGATATGTCGTAGACCTTATTACGATGCTTTTGATAATTGTTTAATTTGTTCTCATGACAGAGCCTGCCATAGGGACGAAGAGGAGGAATAGATTATGTTTGTTAATGACCGAATGATAACTGAACAATTTTATACGGCACCAGACGACGTAGTAAGCGTAGCAAAGATATTCGCCGTAACGCGGAAGGCATTTAGCATCGCGTTGCTAGAAGCGAGATGGGATTCTTTCGATCATGAAACCCGTGTACGAGCAGCAAAAACAATACAGTGCTTAAAAACCAAAAGGTTTTTCAGATGATTACCCCTGCTCTAATGTGCGTTGCTCTGGCAGTGTACTATGAAGCAAGGGGTGAGCCGACAGCGGGGCAGATTGCAGTTGCTCAAGTAATACGAAACAGAATCGAAGACCCACGTTACCCAGACAATGCGTGTGACGTGGTCAAGCAAGGGTACTACTGGAACGGTGTACCTATAAGAAACAAGTGCCAGTTTAGTTTTTATTGTGACGGTAAGTCGGACAACCCGAAGAATAAACAGGCATGGTTTAACTCATTGTACATTGCGCGCTTGAGTGGTTTCATACCCGATATTACAGATGGCGCAACCCATTACCATAGCACAAAGGTGTTTCCTGAGTGGGCGTACAACGGACAAATAACAACCAAGATACATAAGCATATTTTTTACACAGGTATTAACTAGTGACCACGACATGGACTAATGTTTTAACCCCAGAACAAAAGGAAGAACAAAGCAAAGAGATAGCAAAGCATGTAGAAGAATACTTAGCTAAAGGTGGAAAGATAACTCAGTGCCCGCGCAATGCTTACACAGATATGGATGTAGAGGGGAAAATTAAACGCGTGCAGAGGGAGAGAATTATATGAAGCTACAGGTAAAAAGCGGTGTACCCATACCCCCAATAAAAACCGGAGCGTCCTCTAAGTTTGAGGCGCTGCTTACGATGAAGAAAGGTGACAGCGTATTATTACCAACTCTCGCTGACGCTAATGCTATAAAAATGCTATTCAGTAGAAACGGAATGGGAACTACGATGCGCAAACAAAGAGACGGCACTTACATGGTGTGGAGAATTTTTTAATGTACGAGTACACCTGCAAGATCGTAAGGGTTGTTGATGGAGACACAGTAGATGTTGATATTGATCTTGGCTTTGATACTTGGCGTTGCGGTGAGCGGATACGTTTGTATGGTATTGATACTCCAGAGTGCCGCACGAGAGATGCAGAAGAAAAAGCTGCCGGAATCTTGGCAAAGGAGTTTGTCGAGGAAACACTGCACGTCGGAGGAACGTACACCCTGACTACTAGAGAGAAGGGTAAGTTTGGGAGGTACTTAGGTGTTATAATGCTGAGCGACAAAACTTCAATCAATGCTGCGTTAGTAAGCGAACACCTAGCCGTACCGTATTACGGGCAGAGCAAGCAAGATATAGACGACGCTCACGCAGCGAACTATGAAATTCTAAAAGAGAAAGGTCTCCTATGACAACTTGGTCCTATAGCAGTCTGAGCACATTTAAGCAATGCCCTAAAAAGTACTACCATTTACGAATCATCAAGGATGTTAAAGACCAAGGCAGCACAGCTACTGTATACGGTCAAGAAGTGCATAAGGTAGCAGAAGAGTTTATACGAGACAAAGTACAGGTCCCCAAGAAGTACGCTTTTATAAACGGTGTACTAGATGCACTAAACAAAATAGAAGGCGAGAAGCTTTGCGAATTAAAATTGGGCGTCGCTAAAACTGAGGACGGGTACGAACCGGTAGATTTCTTCGCCGACAATGTGTGGTGGCGTGGTATAGCAGACCTCGTAATAATCAACGGTGACACGGCACATTCTATAGACTACAAGACAAGCAAGAATGCGAAGTACGCGGATACTAAGCAGCTAGACGCTGTAGCTGCCGGACTGTTCACTCATTTCCCAGAGCTTAAGAAAATTAAATCCGCCCTAGCTTTTGTAGTTAGCAAGGAGTTTATACAGAAAGAACACGTAGTAGAAAAGAAGGAAGAGTACTTTGGTGCATTTGAACCAGACCTAGAACGGTTAGAAGTAGCACAAGAGTCTGGTGTATGGAATGCAATTAGCGGCCCTCTGTGTGGATGGTGTCCGGTAACTCAGTGTGAACACAATAGGAAAAGATGAGGATTAAAATATGTACGCTTTAATAGTTGATGTTGGAGAAAACTCTTACGTAGAACACATGGCTGATGTCGATACTATGGACCAATGGGAACAAAGGCTAAACAAAAAATTCCCCCGCTTAAAGTTTATGCGGAGTGTTGTTATTTCTCTGAACCACCCAACAAGCAACGAGATTAGCATAGTTAGCAACTACGAAGTTTTAGAAGCAGAAAACAATCGCCTAGAGCTAGAAGCAAACGGCGCGGAGAAATAAAAACATGGCTAAGCAAAGAGACTACAAAGCCGAGTACGCTAAGTACCAAGGCACTGAAGAACAAAAGAAAAAACGCGCTGAGCGCAACGCTGCCCGCCGCAAAGCCGAGCGGGAAGGCAAGGTAAGCAAAGGTGATGGCAATGACGTAGCCCACAAGAAGGCCATGGACAAAGGCGGCAAGAACTCTGACGGTACTAGAGTAGAGACAGCAAGCCGCAACCGTTCCTTCAAGCGGGACTCAAAAGGCAACCTTGTATCCGAAACCAGCAGCCGCGAGCGGAAGAAGAAAACCAGAGCATGAAAATAGTAAACAACAGAGCGATGGTGCTAAAGACTAAACGTCCGCACCTCGTGACTGAACGCGTAAAGAATTACAAAGTAGCAGAGCAGGACGATGGTTATTTCAAACTAGCCCTGCCGTGGCGCCTACACGAAGCCCAAGTGCTAAATAGCTTGGGTGTAAAAGACGTACCGTCTCCCATAGGACGAGACTACGAGTGGTCGGGTCGCTTTGACCCGTTTGCTCACCAGAAGAAAACCGCTTCTTTCCTAACGCTCAACAAGAAAGCATTTTGTTTTAACGAGCAAGGGACGGGTAAAACTGCTTCTGTAATATGGGCAGCTGATTATCTGATGCAGCAGGGGATTATAAACCGCGTACTTGTAATATGCCCTCTGTCTATTATGAAATAAGCATGGCAAGAAGACCTATTTAAATTTGCTATGCACCGCACTTGTTCTGTAGC